ACCCGCCACCTACGCTGAACCTTCCACCAAATTCAAAGGAATCAGAGGATGATGTATTGTAGTCCCCAATTGGCGCATACCATTTAATCGTAGTTGTTGTAGCCTCGGTCACATAATACTCGTTACCAACCATCCCAGAAAGCTCTGGTGTTGCAGATTCACGAACTACGATAATGTCTCCAGCCCTAACGGTAACATTGCCAGTAACTGTGGCAGTAACCAATCCAGAAACAACATCGACATCTTTTGCTTGGATGTTGAATGTCTGCGGTTGGGTGTACGCACCACCGGGTGACAGGGTAAACCCATCGGTCATGGTGGCAGCAGAAACACCAAATGTCGTGCTTGTCGATATTCCAGAGGCTACAAATGTAAATGTGTCTTGATTCGTAACAGAGGCTACAACATAGGTTCCGTTTGGTGGTGTTCCTCCAGTAAGTCCAGCAATGGTAACAGATGCCCCAGCAAGCAACCCATGCTCCTTGACATTCATTGTGACCACCGTATTCGGACTCGCGGTGGCATCGGAAGTTGCAGAATCAATTAAACGCCCATTAGGATACCATTCAAACGCTTGCTGCCCATCGCGGAAGAGCATCACCTTGTCAAACACTTGAATCATGTCGGTGTCGGCTCCTAGGGCTTGTCCGGGAGGATATGGGATGTTAGTGACGCTGTAGTCCGCTAGATCAACCTTCTTAGCTACCGTATCCAAGGCAATAATGACGTACTCCTTATTGCCAGTATTGGGGTCGCTGAATAGGCAGGATGCTCGGACGTTGGCGTTGGCTGCATCGTTAATCGGCATCTGGGACAGTGTACCAGTGGTGTTAGTTACCGATGTCACTCCAGCAACCGTATATTGCAACGTATTTGCGTCAAAATATGAAAGCAAGTAATCTCCATTAACCGCAGAATCCAAGCCTGTTATCCTAGCCCAACCACTTGTTCCTGCACCAAAACCATGAGCCGTAACCGTAATGCGAATAGTGCCAGTCGTTGGGACCGTCACATTGGTAATCGCTTTTGATGTCGAGGTGATGACAGATGCCGCTGTCGTCGTGTAGGTTCCAGAACCACCAACCAACGGATATGTGATGCTAGTTCCACTTGCGGTTGTGGCAGTAAATACACCATTAGGGTCAGTCCCCGTAGTGTAACCAATCCCCTCGATGTTGAGCGTAGCACCATTGGTAAGACCATGCGCCGATGCCGTGGTCAATGTTACAACCCCAGCAGTCACAGATGCAGCTGTAATCGCAACGCTTGATCCAACTAGGTAGAATGGTAACTGCAACGGGGTGCCACCAGTAGTGAACGCACTGGTCTTCTCCACGATCCCCTTACGAGGCCGCCAGTAACCCTCCATGCGCCCATTCAAGGACTCCCTTACCTCACCAGGCTGCAACTGGTTAAGCTGCAAACGCTGGTTTACGCCAACAAAACCCCGATCACCATCCTCGGCAATCGAGTCGTCCATTCCTCCAGTGGAACGGAATTGGGACATTACTCAAAGTAAACAATAACCACACCGCTAGTCAACGTAACCGACGAGAATCGGCCACCAATACCCAATCCAGCAGGAAGGGTGATGGACTGTAAACGGGTTGGACCAGTCACATTTCCAGAGGCACTAGCCACAGAACTAAACACCGCATCATTCACCACTTGAATCCAGCGGATGTTGCCAGTGTAGGTAAGCGCAGTAGGCGAGGAAACAGACGAAAGCACAACACTTCCATTCTGGCCCTGTAGGTGATAGTCAGCAGGAGTAGACATAAATAATTAAAGGTACACCCCCACACTCCGTGGAAGCTCAACCACAATCCTACAGAAATCCACAATAATGTCAACAACATCGTTATCCATCATTCTAACCACAGCATCAACCACTATCGCTATCATCAAACTACTAACGCTGATACCCGCCCTTTAGTCATTTTTTGTGGGGCTAGTTGACCGCTACAGAAACAATCGACCGACCGGTGCGTGACCCCCTCCCCCCGTGTTCGTTTGAGCAGTGTTCATGTGTTCAGTGCTTGTCCTTGTTGCAAGTGTGTTGCGTTTGTTCCTTGTGTGCAATTACCAGGCTGTTCATGTGAGTGCTGTTCGCTTGAGCATTGCCGGCATCATTAGTGCGCTGGTAAGGATTTACGCTTGAATCATTAGTGCCTGGCTAATCATTAGTTTCTGGCCTGGGATTTAGTGGTAAATCATTAGCGGCGTGCCACACTATGGGTTGATGTTCGGGTGAACAATGTTCGCTTGACCGCTATGGCTTGTGTGCTATGTCATATGTCAATATCTTGACAATAAAGAAAAAGCTTGACGGATTTTGATGCTTTGATAAAATCGCTGTGCGTTCCGAAAGCCAAAGCCATCACGCCATAGCGGGATGTGCGACGCGTCAAGCCTTAAGTCTTTAGTTTCCGTCTTAAGCAAGTGCATTGCCTCACGCGTTGGTGATTTTCCTTTGTGAAGTGAAATGGATTTCCTAGGCCATTGAATGCTTCGCTTGTCTTGAATGCTCCACTCTCGATTTTCCTTCATTCACGCTTCAAGGGCGTGATCTTAGACGCTTCGAAGTCTGGCTTGCGTTGCTTTCCCTTTCCGCTGGTGGGGGAAATTTCCGCGTTGAGTGTAATTTTCTCTTCGCTTGTAGGTTGCGTGAAACCGCTTAAATTTAAGGGTTTCGCGACTTGGCAAGCATAAAAGAAGAAAAAAGTTTTAGTTATTGTCAAAAAGTTATCGACAATTCCGGCGCATGTCGTAAGTTCTTTTCAGTTGCACAACGCAACGCATAACAATAACCACGATACAAAATGACAATCGAAAAGACAATCCAAGGAGCATGGCGCATCACTGATATCATCGGCGGGCAGCTAGTTTCCCGCGTCTACTTTGGATACGGCAAGCGCGAGGCTATGCGTCAATTTAAACTTGCAAGTGGAAAGGGGGTGGCATGAAAGAAGAAATCACATGGCGAACATGGGTGCTTGCTCTTGCGATGCTTGCCTTGCTCATCCTCGGCATTGCTATTCAAGGCGGTGCGTGGGGGCCATCCGATCTTGAACTTTTCAAGAGAGCTGCGGTGCTTTAAATCTTAATCTAATCAAACCAAACCGCTAAAAACATGAAAAAGAAAACATTCACCGCGACATATAAAGACGGCACAGCCTACAAGTGGAGCTTTTACAGATGCCCTCAAGCTGGCCTTTGGTTTCTTGTCGACTACAACGGATACGAGAGAGCACTGGAAAAAAACTGGACCGACTCGGTGGCGGTCATCCATCGCATTGTTTCAAATCACGGCATGACCTGCCACATTTCCTAAAAACTTTCACATTTCCGCTTGCTATCCCTTGGCTTGTGGATAAATTGCCAACAATCAGACGCGGCCCGCGATGCATGGCATACATGAATTCAACCTTAAAATATAGAAAAACTACATGAAAACTACACTAACAACCTACCAAGCCGCTGACATCCTTGCCAACGATGAAAACTCGAGCTTCACCCGTGCGGGCGCCTTTGCCCTTGTGGAGTATCTTGAGGCATTCGAATAAAGCATGGAGGAGGACATGGACTTCGACAGCGTGGCAATCCGTTGCGATTGGGCGGAATATGTGAGCCTAGTCGACTGGGCGGATGAATTTTATGGAACCGACCGCGATGGGCATGATTGGAAATGGCATCTCTGCGTCACGGGCGAAATGGATGACGACGAAATAGACGACCTTATTCGCGAACGCATCCGCGAAAGCGGCGAGCTGATCGAATTTGACGGCGGCGTCATTGTATCGAACTTCTGACAAGTCGAAACGCCGCAAGGCGTCTGCGGGTGTTGCCCGCACTGATGAGACTAACAACCAAGAAAAACGACATGACAACAACAACGACAAGAAAAACGACCGTGGCGGCCATCTACGCGCCCGGTAAGGCACTATTTGGCGACGACATGCTTGACCTCACGGACAAGGCGTGGAGCCAAGGGATTAACCTATCCGGTGCGGATCTACGCAAGGCATGGCCCGCTGAGGGCGGCGGCGTATGGGTAGACGGTGCATGCGAAAACAAACACTACAACGCAAACGGGAAGATTGAGAACTAAGCCATGACAATGAACTACACGACCGGCCCTTGGTGCATTCATCGAGGATACGCGAACGCCGAAACAATAAGATGCGACGACAACGGGGAGAGCTGGGAGTTTACCCATACCCACATCGGCGCGGGCGACAAGATCGTCGCGCAAGTGCAGCACCAGTCGAAGGATAGTGGATGGCCTCACGTCCATGATGTGGAGGAAATGTGGGCCAACGCCCGACTCATTGCCGCCGCGCCAGAGATGCTTGATGCACTCCGCCGATTGACGCATCCAATGGCGAACGATGAAGACTTAACCCACGCGCTCGAAGTCATTACTAAGGCAGAAGGGAGGGACGCATGAGCGCGATGATCTATCAAATCAAGCTCGGCCCGATGATGTGGGACTGCACGGAAAACCGCTTCCGACCCATCGACCGCTGGGATATGGACGGCTCCCACATCACGCCGCGAACCATCGCAAGGGAGTTAAACCGAGCCATGGACAAGACGAACAATCTTCACGGATGGAAAATGGAAATTCTCCGCCATGGAAAGGGGGTCGCATGACAACGGCAAACTGGCAATGTTCCCGCTGCGGACAATGGGGCGGAAATCCGTCATGCTATGTCTGCGCTACCGAACCCGAAGAGCAAGATCCAGACGATGCTCTAGATTACTGGGAAGAGATGAGAAACGAAGAACCCGAACAAACCGAAAAACAATGAAACAAACAACGATACAAATAGAAATTGAAGAAGCAATTTTTGGGGCAAATGTATTTGCTACATCGCGCCGAACAAGGTGGAAGCAGGATGGAACCAGGAACAATCCACTTCCAGAAGAAGAACAAGCGTGGAAACTGATTGCTGGACAAGATTCACAATGGGGAATCGGGAAACTGATTGAACCAAAAGAAGGGGAAGCCGACTCGACCGAATGGTTTAAGATGCTATCCGAACGCATTGAGCGGGTCTGCAATAACCGCAAATTCAAATCTAAAGTTCGCGCCATTAAAAGCGTTTCTCAAGGATATGCTATCAAGTGGTCTGCAACATTCTACTGGGACAAACCAAAAGACATCAAACACACGGACACTCATGGGGTCTGGACTCTGAAGGAATACAATGGAGTTTCATGCAGGGGGAGAGTGATAGATAAATTCGATGGAACTTTGGAATGTGATGGTGATGATCTTTATTGTAGACTACCATATGGTTATATTCCAAATGGTTATGATGTATTCCCAGACTACAATATAGTAATAGTTTGCCAATCAATAAGAGAAGAAAAGGAAAATCCAATTTGGTGGGAATTTGAATTTAAGCGCGGAAAACAACAAAAACAAACCGAAAACCAATGAAAATAACCAGTAAAAAGCTAGACCATAGGAGCAGATCCTACATCCTCGAAAGCCCCTTCTATGGTGAGAGGGTGAACATTGTCACCGACAAGGGGACGCTAATGAAACATTGCATCTTGATGATCGGATGCAATGGCATTCAAATCGAAAGGCGCGAGTTTGCCAAGCTCTTGCGCTCAAACCGCAGACAGGAAAGGGCAACCGCATGAACCTCGACCCGCACGAAGAAGAAAGCATCATTGGGAGCGTTTGGCTTGTGCTGATCGTTCTCATCCTTTGGATCATCTATGGAGGGACGGCATAATGATAAACAACTTCGACAAACTACTGACGGAGACAGCAAAAGCCTTCGATGTCACGCCTGAGGACATCCTCGGCCCGACTAGGCACAAGACAATGGCACTAGCTCGGCAAGTGGTCATGGCCTTGTGGTCGGATCATCACGCATACCAAGACGCGACGAACCGATGCAACCGAACCTGCCACAATACCGCGATGTATGCGCGGGAACGAGTCTTGAATCGGGCGGGTTTCGACCCTGCATTTGCCAGCATTGTCGCGGGAATTGCCGCAAGATGCCAGCATACAGCCGGGAAACCCGAACCGATAGAAAAAATCGCGTGACCCCAAAAATTTACTTGGAAAGCGCAAGCAATGAGACAAACTAACCCCAACCCAAAAACGAAATGGACTACGAAATCACAATCGCGTTTAGCAAAAACCATGAAATGATTTGGTCATGCGATGGCAAGACTAAAGAAGAAGCCGAAGCACTGGCTGAAACCATAAGGGCTAAATACCCAGAAGCTGAAGTGACAATCGAAGAGAAAACAAACATATTTGCATAACATGGAAAA